TAGGACTTCCAGGAGCTGCGCCGGGTCTACTCCGCGGGCGTGCCGCTGCGGTCGGTCAACCCGCACGAACTGGAGTACTGGACCAGCCTGGACAGCCCCCAGGTCTACTGCATCCGCGGGCGCGAAATCACCGTGCCCGGCGCCACCACGGTCGACCTCTGGTACTTCGCCGCCGAGCCCACGCTATCGAATGACCCCACCGAGACGGCCACCATGGCCGCGCACCCGCACCTGTGGCAGGCCGCCACGCTGTACGAGGCTGCCTTGTTCGTGACCGACGCCGAGCTGACGGCCACCTGGTCGGCCGTCTACCGCGACGAGGTGGACCGCATCAACCGCCGGGCCAACCGCGCCCGGGTCGGGGCGGCCCCGGCCAGCATCAACAGCGACGCCTACGGCACGTTCATGGAGGCCCGGAACTAGTGCCCACCTTCGCGTTCCGGCCGACCGGCGCGGTGCTGGACGTGCCGCCCGAGGCGGCGCCGCCGGACGCCTGGACGGGCGTCACCGACGGCACCTTCGAAGCGGGCATCACCACGCGGCCGGCGGGCGAGGTGCGCGAGTACTACCAGAGCACCAGCCTGATCGCCGTGCCGCAGTTCGTCATGCACGCGGGCGAGGACGCCAGCGCCATCGGCGCGCTCGATCCCCAGCATTGCTGGTGGTACGTCGGGAACACCGTCAGCAGCCCGGCGGTGCGGGTGCATGAGGTGCGCGACCTGGGCGGCGCGGCCAACCGCACCCCGGCGAGCTGGACCACGGCCATCGGCGCGGCGCCCAACCAGGTGACCGGCGGCATCCTCAACGGCATCCCGTTCGTCAACGTCATCAGCCTGGCCAACTCGCTGGCCTACGGGCTGCCCGGCGCGGCCACGGCCCTCACGACGCTGGTCCCGGCCGCGAACGACATTTTCCGGGCGGTGCGGGCCTACCGCTACCAGCTGGTGGGCATGGGCGTCTACAACGGCGGCGCCGGCACGGACTACTCGACCCGGGTCAACTGGACGGCCAGCGCCGCCCCGGGCGCCTTCCCCTCGACCTGGGCGGCCAGCGCCGGGAACGACGCCGGCAGTTTCGACGTGCCGTACTGCCGCGGCCCGCTGGTCGACGGCGGCCAGCTCGGCGAGGACTTCATGCTCTACGCCGAGGGCAGCACGCACGTCATGACGTACACCGGCGGCGCCGAAATCATGCAGCTGCGCGGCGTGGCCCGGGAATCGGGCGTGCTGTCCCGCAACTGCTGGGCGGACGTGGGGGTGGGTCATGTGGTGCTGACGACCTCCGACGTGGTGCTGGCCACCCCGGGCGGGGTCCAGTCCATCGCCGACGCCAGCGTGCGCCGGGCGCTGTTCGGCCCGAATGGGGCGATCCGGCCGACCTCGCCGCGGTACGCGCACGTCATCTACCACCGGCCGCGGCGCGAGGTGTGGGTCTGCTACCCCACCGCCGGGGACTACTGCGACAACGCCCTGGTCTGGCACATCCCGACCGCCCGCTGGGGTCACCGCACCCTCGCCAACCGGCAGCGGTCGGCCGCCGCCGGTCGCACGGCCCTGTACGGCACCCTCGAGACGCGGTCCCGGGAAGTCACCCTCTGCGCGTCGCAGGGCGCGGCCGCGGCCCTGACCGACGGCCGGCTGTACTACGCGGATGAGCCCACCACGTCCGTGGGTGGCACCTACCAAACCCGCTCCCCGGTGCTGTCACGGCAGGACATGGACCTGGGCGAGCCCGGGCGGGTGAAGCTGGTGCGGGCCATCCGCCCCCGGTTCCAGGAGCAGGGCAGCGCGGTGACCGGCATCGAGGTGCGGGCCGGCGGCCGGAACAGCGCCACCGAGGCCATCGCCTGGTCCGGCTGGGCCGCCTACGCCCCGACCACCGACGACACGGTGCACCTGTTCGCCACCGGCCGGCTCATCAGCGTGGAGCTGCGCCACAACGACGGCACCAAGCCCTGGCGGCTGACCGGCCTCGATATCGACTTCGACCTGCGGGGGCGCTGGTGAAGTACGCCCCGCGCTTTCCGCCCGACCTCAAGGACGAGCTGCGGCGGCTGGAACAGGTGCTATCTGGCCCGACCGTGGGCGCGCTGCGGCTGGACGTGCGCTATGCGGCGCCTCAGAATCCGGTGGCGGGCATGATCGTCTACGCGGACGGCACCAGCTGGGACCCGGGCTCGGGCGAGGGCGTGTACTGCTACTACGGTTCCACGTGGAACCTGCTGGGGTGAGCGCATGGGCCTGATGGACAGTCTTTTCGGTGGCAGCTCCTCCTCGGGGGGCGGCTCCCGGGTATTCATGCAGCAGGCCCCCTACCTCGCGGGCCTGTACAACCGGGCGTGGCAGCAGTCGCTGGGCGGCGGCATCCCGGGGTTCGGGCAGCAGCTCGGCGCTGGCATGGGTGGCGGCATGGGCATGGGCATGGGCATGGGCATGAGCGGCCCCACCATGCAGGCCGGCGGCTCGGGCGGCGTGCCGAATGCCTCGGGCATCTACGGCCGCAACTGGGAAGCGGCCGGCGGTGGCCGCGGGGCGCTGCCGCCGCTGCCGACCGGCGCCGACCCGCTGGGCATCCTCGGCGGGCAGCTGCTGGGCTCCGGTGTCGGCATGGCGAACCAGCTGGGCATGCTCGGCCAAGTCGGCAACCCGTTCGCCATGGGCCAGATTGGCCAGCTCGGCCAAGGCCTCGGCCGGCTGTTCAGCCAGCAGATTGCGCCGACCATCGGCCGGCAGTTTGCGGCCTCCGGCACCTACGGCGGCGACCGGCAGGCGCTGGCGCTGGGCCAGGCGGGCGAGGGCATCGGCCAGACCTTTGCCAGCGGCGCCCTCGACATCCTCGGCAACAGCGCCGGCCTCGCGCTGGGCGCCAACCAGGCGGGGCTCGGCAGCCTCGGCGGCCTGTTCGGGCTGGGCAACGCCGCGCTATTCGGCAGCCTGCCGGGTCTGTCCAGCCTCATCGGCGGGCCGGCCATCCTCGGCAACGCGTCGAGTAGCAGCAGTACCGGCGGCATCATCCCCGGGATGGGCCAGCTCGCGGGCGGCCTGGGCAGCATGGCCAGCGGCGGGCTGTTCGGCTGATGGCCGGCATCCTCGACATGCTCCGCGGCAACGTCCAGCGGTATGAGCAGCGGCAGGATGACCGCGCCATCCGGCGGATGGTCGAGTCGCAGACCCGGGTGGCCGACCAGCTCGCGCAGGCCGAACAGCAGCGCGCCGAGGCGCAGGCCGCCCGGCAGGCGCCGGGGCTGGCCGCCGCGCTGGGCCGGCTGGTGCCGCAGCCCGCCAACCCCAACGTCGGCGCCGGCATGAACCCCGCCGACCCGCGGGCGCAGGCCGTGGGGCTGATGATGGACCCGCGCACGCGCCAGCTGGGGGCGGCGCAGGCCGGCGCCCTGCTGGACCCGCTCGGCCGGCAGCAGCTGGCGAACGCCGGATTGCAGGGCCAGGCCTACGAGGCGCAGATTCTCCGCGACAACCAAGCGGTGTCGGACGCGCAGCGATTGGGGCCGCTGAACGTGCAGGCCGTTCAAGCGCGGATTGCCCAGAGTCAGGCGGCAGCGGCGGCCAGCGCGGCCACCGCGGCGGCGGTCGCCGCCGGCCGCATCGACCCCATTGAAGGGCGCATCAACCAGCGGTGGCTTGCGCAGATGGAGGCGCCCGTGCAGGTGCTGGACGCTGTGCAGCAGGCCGAAGCGGCGCTGGCCACCGGCGACAGCCTCGGTTCGCTGGCGGCCGTCATCAAGCTGGCGAAGGTGCTGGACCCCACCAGCGTCGTGCGCGAGGGCGAGGTAACGACCGTGCAGGGCGGCACCGGTGTGGCCGAAAGTCTCATCACCGACTACAACCGCATCTTCGGCGAGGGTTTCAGCCCGCAGGGCGCCGCGGCCTTCCGCCGGACCCTCAAGGCCACGGCGAAGCCCGTCCTGCAGCGCGGGGTGCGCATCACCGACGAGGTGCGGCAACAGGCGCTCGACTACGGGGCCGTACCTGCCCGGGTGACTACCGGCATCGGCTGGAACCGCGATTACGTGGCCGACTACCTGGCTGACTGATGGCCGCCGTAACGCTCCCGGACGGCCGCACCGTAGAGGTTCCGCCCGGCCTCGGCCCGCGGGGGACGGCCCAGTACCTGCGGCGGCTGGGCGTCGATCCCGCGCTGGTGCCCGAGGCGCCGCCCGACGACCGCTTCCAGGTGCCCAGCACCAACCCCGTCGAGGACGCGCTGACGGCAGCCGGCCTGTACATTGCCCAGCGCACCCCGGGCGTGCGCCAGGCGGTGGCCAACCTGGAGCGACCGCAGGGCGCGGCGGGCTTCCTCGGCGAAGCGGCGGTGCCGGCGGCCCTGTCCTTCCTCGCCCCCGGCTCCGGGCTGGCGGGCATGGCCGGTCAGGGCCTCATGAGCGCCGGCCTTGAGGCGGCCAACGTCAACAGCACGCCGGCCAGCATCGCCACCGAAGGCGCCTTCGGGGCCGCGGGCACGGCCGCTGGCGACTTCCTCGGGCGGGTGTTCCGCGGGGCGGGCAATGCCATTCAGGCCTTTCGGCGCGCCGGCATCCTGCAGAACACCGACGAGACGCTCCGCACCGTGGCCAACGCTGCTGGCGGAAATGCCGTGGTGGACCGCATCAACCGCCGGGCCGTGACGGCTGCCGCCGCTCGCAGCTTCGGGGTCAACGCCACGGAGCTGACGCCGGACGTGCTGCGGAACGCCGCCGACACGCTGGGTCAGCAGTTCGACGCGCTGGTGCCGGACGTGGTCGTGATCCCACGGCAGGGATTCGACGCGGCCGTGGCGACCATGCAGCCGGGCACGCTGGGCGGCCGGGCAGCGCGGAACATTCCGGCGCCGGGCCAGCCGCTGGACGGTCGGACGTTCCGGGCGCTGCGGGCCGAGCTGTCGGAGCGGGCGCGGGGTTTTCTGGGCAACAGCCCGAATCAGGCCGACGACCTGTTCGACGCCATCGAGCAGCTCGACCAGGCGGCCGAAGCCACCCTCGGCCCGCAGTACCGCGCCGAGTTCCGGGCGCTGCGCGAGCAGTGGAAGAACCTGCGCATTGTCGAGTCGTTGCCCAGCGTCCGCACCACGGAACAGGTGACGGCCGGCCAGCTGTCGCAGGTCCTGGGCAACGCCACCCGGGGGTACGGGACCAGCTTCGGGCGCGACACCGGGACGGTGCTGCCGGCCACCCAGCAGCTGTTCGACGTGACCCGCTCGCTGACCCGGGACGCCGCCGAGCGCATCGGCAACCCCGGCACCGCCCCGACGCTGGCGGGCCTGGGCGGCCTGACGGCCGTCATGGGCACCCTGACCGGCGCGACCCCGCCCAGCTACGCGCTGGCCGCCGCGGGGACGGCCCTGGGCTCGCAGGCGGCCGGGCTCGCCGCCGTTGGCGGCCGGGCGCCGACCGCCGGCCGGGCCGGTGCTGCCGCCGGGCGCGCCTTGGCTGACCAGCTGCCCAACCAAGAAGAAAGGCCCCGCGGTGATTGACTGGATCGACCAGGAAGGCATTAAGTACCTGGTGGGGGCCGTGCTGGCCGCCGGGGGCTTGCTGGGTTCCCGGCTGTTGGCGCAGCTCGACCACCTGGCCAACACCGTGGACCAGCTGCGCGGCGACATGATCCGGGTGAAGGACCGGCTCGGCATCGACAGCGGCGCGGCGAAGCACCGTGAAGCTGACTGAAGCCCAGCAACTCTTTGCGCAGCTGGTCGCCCGGCTCATCCAGGAGGCGCACGCGATGGGCTACGCGGTGACGCTGGGTGAGGCCCACCGCCCGCCCGAAACGGCCCGCCTGTACGCCCAGCAGGGCCGTGGCACGCTCAACAGCCTGCACGGCCTGCGGCTGGCCATCGATCTCAACCTGTTCCGGGGCGGCAAGTACCTGACCGCCACCGAGGACCACCGCCAGCTCGGGGAGTGGTGGGAGCGGCAGCACCCGCGCTGCCGGTGGGGCGGGCGGTTCAATGACGGGAACCACTACAGCTTCACGCCCGACGGGAGGCGCGCATGATCGCCGCCATCATCGACACCGTGTTCCGGGTCATCGACAAGGTGATACCCGACCCCGGCGCCCGGGACGCCATGAAGCTCGAACTGCTGCGGATGGAGCAGGCGAAGGAGCTGAAGCAGCTCGAAACCGACCTTGCCACCATGCAGGCGCAGGCCGGCATCAACCTCGCCGACGCGCAGTCGGGCAACCTCCTGCAGTACGGCTGGCGGCCGTCAGTCGGCTGGGTCTGTTCGGCGGGGCTTGCGTATGAATTCGTCGGCCGCCCATTGCTGGCGTGGGTCGGCGGGTTTGCGGGGGCGGCCCCCCCGCCCAGTCTTGAGCTGGGGGAGCTGGTCACCCTGCTGCTGGCCCTGCTGGGCCTTGGCGGTTACCGCACGGTCGAAAAGCTCCGCGGTGCGGCGTAGTTTCGGGTAACGCTGCCGGATCGCCCGCCACGTCGGGTGGTAGTCCGTGCCGTGCAGCGTGGCCACGTCCTGGATGGTCATGCCCAGGGTGTGGTGCCGGTGGGCCATCTCGACGGCCTCCTCGTCGCTGATCTCGCTCCGGCCGGTCACAGCCTGTACCTCGCCACGATGGCGCCGCCCCGCGTGCGGTGCTTGTCGGTGATGACCGGCACGCCCCGGTCGCGCAGTTCCTTCACCCGCGCTGCCAGCCGGTAGATGCCGAGCTGGGCTAAGGCGGTGGCGGGCGTCAGCGTGTGGCCCGCCTTGAGGTGCGTCAGGATCGCGTCGCATTGGGTCACGGTATGACTCCCGCCATCTGTTGCAGCATCAAATCGGCCTCGACCCGGTCGCGGATGACGTACACCGGCAGCCGCATCCGGCGGGCCGCGTCGATCCATTCGGTTTGCCGGTCGGTAAGCTGGCCCCGGGGCGCCTTCACCTCGACCACCGCCCAGTCGCCCCGGAACCCGACCAGCAGGTCGGGCACGCCGGCCCCGGACAGCCGCGCCACCAGGGCGCCGCGCATCTGGAGGTGATCGACCAGCGCGGCTTCATTGGCGTCACGTTTCGGGTTTCGTCGGTGCAGCGTCATACAGCGCCCCCCAGCGTTCGGTGCGATACCACCAGTCGTATTCCTCGTCGTAGGGGTCGCCGGCCAGCGGGTGCAGACCCGCCATCCGCGCCGGCTCCGGCGCCGCCGCAAGGGCTGCCCGCAGCCGCTCGACCTCGGCGCGCAGGGCGTCGCGCTCGGCCTGCCATTCGGCAAGGGTGGACTCGGGCACAAGAGCGCACCGTTCGCTGTGAAAATCCATGTACGTCAGGCTTCCAGGGGCAATCTCGGTTGCGGTGGTCATGGCGTCACCCCCAGGGCGAACACGAACACCGCCCACAGCAGCGCGCTGGCGGCGACGATGCCCAGCCAGTACACCGCCACCGCCGGCCCGGAAAGCCGCGCTTCGCGGTCGCGCAGGTCCTCGCGCAGCTCGCGGTGAAAGGCCTTCCGGTAGGCATCGATGCAGCCACCGCACAGGTAGGTCAGGGTTTGCGGGTGCCAGAACGCCGGCTTCCGCTTGCACTTGCCGCAGGGGTTGCTCATGGCAGCGGCCCCGCGGCCCGGTTGCTGGGCGCGTCCAGCTCCTCCCGGGTCGGCGCGAACAGGTCGGGCAGCGCCGCCGGCCGGCTGTCCTGGCTGGGTCCGGTCAGGTCGATGGCGCCCGGCGGGACGGCCCAGCGGCAAGCGTGCTTGCGGGCCGCCGCCTCCCCGGCCGGGTCGATGACGAATTCGAACAGCACCGACTCGGGCTGGTAGGTCTGGTACAGGCGGGCATCGCATTGCGGGCAATGCACGCGCATGAAGTCGCGGCCCAGCCGGTCGGCGGGGACCGTAGCCCCCGCCGCCAGCAGCCGCTTGATGAGGGACGGCGTTTCTTTCAGATCCATGGCTGCTCCCTATGCCCGCCGCCAGATGCGGACGTGGTCGGCGTCGATCCGGCGCGTGACCAGGACGATGCCGAGCCGTCTGGCTGCTCCGCTAGCGCCTGACTGCGTCGCCAGGGGCGCCACGAAGGAATCGCCGACCTTCAGCTCCTTCCACGGGTACTTGCGGCGGGGGTTCTCGGGCACGGGCACGCTTTTCTCGATCTTGATGTCCATGGCTGCCCCCTAGAACGGGATGTTGTCGTCGAAGGGCGGCGCCGGGGGCGGCTCGTCGCCCCGCTCCGGCCCGGGCCCGCCCGCCACGGCCTGCCGGGCCGCCATCGCCGCCGGGGTGTAGGGCAGCCCGGTGGCGGGGTTGATCGGCGCCCTCGCGGGCTGTGCGGGGCTCTGGTGGGGCCGGATGCGCAGCCCGCCGACCAACTGGCCGCCGTACTCGACCATGGGATCGAAGTAGACCTCGATCTTCCGGCCGATCATGTCGTCGGTGTTGCTGGTGCCCAGGGCGGCCATGAGCCGGTTGCGGTTGGTCTTGTTGCAGACCAGCGGCTTCCCGCCCTCCAGGAACTTGATGGTCAACTTCGGCGGCTCGCCGTCCTTGAGGGTTTCGAAGGCGAAGCCAGCGACGGTCAGGGCGCGGCCGCCCTCGCCAACGTCGCCTTTGGCCAAGAACTTGGAGTTGTTGAGCGCGTTCAGGTCCATGGGTCAGCCCTCCTGGGGCTCGTAGGGGATGAGTGAGACGGTGATGCGGTGCTGAAGCAGGGTCAGGTCGGTCGGGTCCATCGGTCCGTGGTCGGTGATCTCCTCGCGGTACAGGTCGATGAGGGCGAGCAGCTCCGCGGCCACGTCATGCGGCGGGCACAAGCGGTGCACTTCGGCGGCCAGGTCGCGGAGGGTGTCGAGCTGCGTCATGGTTTGCACGTTAGCGCAAACACGCAAAGCCGGGAACTACCGTTCGTCGGCTGGCTGCTACCGTTCGTCGGCTGGGGGTTGACGAAAAAGCCCGGGCGGTGGGGGAAGGTCACCGCCCGGGCAGCCGCGCTTGGAGGAGTGCGGAGCGGCCTCGGGGGAGAAAGCCGCGGGGCGACTCTAGCACGGTGATTCGACCGCCCATCCCCCGAAAACGACCGTTCGTCGGATGACCCTTGACAGTCGGTTGTGGATAACCCCCTACTACCCCCCGGAGTCGGCCGAAAGGACCAAGACTCAAGATTGGGGGTAGCGGAGTGATCCGCGAGCAAGAACGTCCGGCCGGGGTGTCTCTGACACCTCCGACGTGCCAGGGATCGAGTCGGCCGGCGAGGAGCGGCGGGCGGCGAGGAGCGAAAGCACGCTTCGGGCGGGCGCTGATGAGTAGCCTAGGTATGTGCTGTCTAATACTGTCATATCCAGTACAAGGGCAGGACATAGCGTGGCAGGCGCTGTTCCAGGCCTACCTGCCGGTGATCCGCGAGGCCCAGGCCAACACCCGGCTGCCGCGGTGGCTGGACGCTCGTGACACGGCCTTCGCACGCATCGACGGGCCGCCGGGCATCGACCGCGACCCTGCCGAGCGTTGGATCTGGCTGTGCCTGACCGACCGCCAGACAGGCCTGCGCTGGACAGCCGCCGCCCCGTTCGCCAGCGTGCAGACGCTGTTCTCTGGCAAGCCCTACCCGTTCACGCCGACCATCGGCCTACACCCAAAGGACCACCGAAAATGCTGGACGTGAGGACCGTGCAGACCATCCACTTCGTCTACCGCGGGCTGTACGGCCCCGAGGTGGACGGCACCTTCGCCACCATGGGCGAGGCCATCACTCACGCGGCCAAGCTCAAGGCGCAGCAGCCGGACCAGACCATCTACATCGAGACCCGCGAGTACACGGCGGTCTTGGAGGCCTGATGGCCCGGCGGCTGACCCAGCGGCAGGCCGAGCAGGCAAAGGACGCCATTCAGGCCGGCGTGCTGATTCGCGCCCTGAACGACCACATCGCGGGCGAACGCATCATGGACAGCAGCCAGGTGCGGGCCGCCCTCGGTCTGCTGAACAAAGTGCTGCCCGATCAGAAAGCTATCGAACACTCCGGGGCGGTGGCGGTCGAATGGCGGCTGCAGCTGAAATAGCCGTCATCAACGCCGCGCCGCTGCTGCGGGGCTGGCAGCGCGACGCCGCGGGCAAGCTCGAGCGGCACCGGTTTACCGTGCTGCTGGTGCACCGCCGGGCGGGCAAAACCGTGTTGGCCTGTCTGTGGCTGCTGCAGCAGGGCCTCGAGCATCGCGACAGCGTCTGTGCCTACATCGCCCCGCAGCGCGACCAGGCCAAGCGCATCGCCATGGAGCTGCTGGTGCGGAACGCCCCGCCCGGCACCGAGGTTAACCGGTCCGAACTCAAGCTGACGCTGCCCAACGGCACGCGCATCTACCTGCTGGGCACCGACCGCGACAACGGCGACAGCATCCGCGGCATGGGCATCATCGCCGCGGTGCTGGACGAGGTGGCCGACATTGCGCCCTACGCCTGGGAAGCGGTGGTGCGGCCGGCGCTGGCCGACACCGGCGAGGGGCGGGCGCTCATCATCGGCACCCCGCGAGGGCGGGTCGGGCTGTTCTGGCGGCTGTGGCAGGACGGCCAGAAGCTGCCGGGCTGGGTGACCGGCCGCTACACCGCCGAGGAGACGGGCGCCCTGCCTGCCCAGGAGCTGGCCGCCATGCGCCGGGAGATGAGCCCGGCCAAATACGAGCAGGAGCTGCTGTGCAGCTGGGATGCCGCCACCGAGGGCGCCTACTGGGCCACCGAGGTGGCCGAGGCGGTGGCGGCCGGGCGCGTGGCCCGTGTCCCGCATGACCCCGCGGCACCGGTCATCCTAAGCATGGACCTGGGCTACTCCGACGCCACCAGCGTCTGGGCCTGGCAGCTGGTGGGCCGCGAGCTGCGGGCGCTGTGGTGGGAGGAGTGGCAGAACGTTGCCCTCCCCCGCGTCTGGTCGGACATTCGCGCCCAGCACCCGACGTGGAACATCGGCGCCGTGATCCTGCCGCACGACGCCGAGCACCACGACCTGTCCAACGGCCGCACCCGGGCGGGCATCCTTGCCGAGCTGGGCGCCAAGGTAGTCCAGGCCCCGAACCTGCCCATCCGCGACGGCATCGAGGCCGTGCGGACCGTGCTGCCCCAGGTCTACTGGGACCAGGAGGGGTGTGGCGAGGGCCTTGAGTACCTGCGCCAGTACCGGGCCGAGTACGTCGAGAACCGCCAGGTGTACCAGCTCAAGCCGCGGCATGACTTCACCAGCCACGCGGCGGACAGCGTGCGATACTTCGCCGTGACGTGGCACGCGGGGCTGCTGGGCCGGCCCCGGAAGGCCCTGGATTACTCGGCCCTCGATAGGCTCCTGACATGACGGACCGCGACCGCGCCAGCATCCTCCGCGACCGCATCACCCGGGCCATCGACCACGGCCCGGACCCGGACATGTGGCGGGCCGCCCTGACCTACTACCTCGGCCGCCCCCGCGGCGACGAGCTCGCCGGGCAGCCGGCGCTGCAGTCCACGGACGTGGCCGACATGGTCCACGCGGTGCAGGCGCAGCTCATGCCCAGCTTCTGCGGTGACCAGGTCTGTAGCTTCGACCCCGACGGCCCCGACGACGATAACCAGGCGCGGCTGGAGTCGGACGCGGTCAACCGCACGATGATGGAGGAGGGCCGGGGCTACGTCGTCATCGGCGCCGCCATCAAAGACAGCCTGCTGCTGAAAAACGGCATCGTGAAGGTGTGGTGCGAGGACGAAGAGCAGGTCGCCACCCGCCGCATGGACACCCGCGGCCGGCCCGAGGCCCAGCGCATGCTGCAGGGGGAGACGGGCGACGACGTGGACGTGGAGACGGACGACGAGGGATACACCACCCTGACCGCCCGCCGCACCGTCCGCCGGCTGCGCATGGCGGCCGTGGACCCGCTTAACTTCGTCGTCGATCCCGACCATGACAGCGTGCTGCTGGAGGACGCGCCTCTTGTCGCCGAACGCTGGCCGGTCACCCGCGGCGAGCTGGTGGCCCTGGGCTACGCCGAGGACACGGTGAAGTCGATCCCTACCGAGGACGGCTACCAGGCGCAGACCATCGGCATGCGCCAGCGCGAGGGCGAGGCGCCCACGGACACCACCACCTGGCAGGCCGAGCAGGTCTACTGCTGGCGGGTCTATGACCGGAAGGACGGCGAGCTGACGTACACCCTGCTGGGCGGCACGGTGATTCTGGAGGAGGAGCCCGCGGCCTTCATCCCCTACGCGGCCGGCACGCCGTTCCCCGAGGCCCATGGATTCTGGGGCCTGTCCCTGTTCGACCGGCTCAAGACCGTGCAGGACGCCAAGACCATGGCGCTGCGGCAATGGGTCGCCAACCTCATGGCCGGCAACCTGCCGCGGACCGCCATCAACGACAACGTGATGGCCGAAGACCTGCTGAACGGCCGGCCGTCGGGCGTGGTGCGCGTGGAGGGCACGGCCCCGGTGGGCGAGTCCATCCTGCCCATCCCGGCCATCGACAGCGGCGCCAGCTCGGCCACGTTCCTGCAGTACTTCGACCAGGTGCGGGCGGACCGGGGCGGCGCGGCCCTGCAGATGGCCAACGCCGAGTCGCAGCTCGTGGGCGCGCAGGTCGGCAGCATGGGCGTCGACCGCATCGTGTCCGTGCAGGAGCAGATGGCGGCCTTCATCGCCCGCAACCTGGCCGAGACGCTCTTACGTTCGCTGTTCTTGCTGGTGCACCGCACCCTCGCCGAGCAGTACGGCCAGCCCATGTCGCTGCGCCTCGCCGACCAATGGGTGACGGCCGACCCCAGCCAGTTCCGCCAGCGCAGCCGGGTGAACATCAAGCACGGGCTGTCCCCGGGCGAGAAGGCCCGCAAGGCCGCCGGCATGCA